GCGACCCAACCAACATAGGGGAGACTACTAAGAGAAGGAGCAGCACTAGCACCAATCGATGTACCCACCAAACGTCCTGTGCCTTCTGCACTTCCGATTGCTTTGATACATGCTTCGCTTTTGTTATTGGCTATAGGATTATTTCCCCCTCCATTTGTTTGATATTGTTTCTGTATATGCACGTCACCATCCATCGTATACTCTTCAATAATCTCTTTATTCTCGTTTGCTAATCCTAAGAAACCACCTTTCTCTTTGACCTTAGTAGTCCTATACATGGTCTTTGGATCATTTGCTTTATATGAAATAGCATATCCTTCTTCCGTTACACTAACCTTATAAGATGTGTAAGGACCTACAGGAGGAGATATCACAGGAAACTTATCTCTCCTTGAGAGAAGTCCTATCATAGCGATATGAGAAATACCAAAGAGAGTCCCAAGACTCAAACCAATCCACTTTTTCATTTTTGATCATTAACTAATTTCACAGGACCTTGTTCGATTCTTATTGTCTGAGCTGGTGCTGTCTGTGATGCCTTCTCTATAAGATATTCCATATCTTTCTTACTTATGTTACCACTCGCACCATTATTCTTCTTACCACCTGCCTGAACGCCAAATGTAGCTAACACCCCAGTAAACACCGAAGCTATGAAGGTCGGATCGATTTTCTGTTCCTGTTTATAACCTGGTATCTCAACATAATTAAGAGTCAATATACCACCTGCCCAGATCATTACACCAAGACGAACAAAGGTTGACAGGATCGCTAGCTGTTCCTCCTTGTCCTCTGCTGCTTCCTTTATCTTACCAACAATACCTTTTTTAGGTTCCTTCTTTGCTGAGTCTGTCATAATTATAAAATTGCCTTCATTATATAGTCTTTACTCAAAATTGGATCTTCTCCTAGTAGATTCAACTGTAACTCATCTGCATCAACGTACACATCATCCTTCTCTTTACGACAATGTAACCAGTAGTATGTGCCATCTTCTCTCTTGAAGAAGTAACTGGTGTTGTGTGAGTCAATAGTGAACAGAGCAATGACTTGAGGGTATTCAATCTTGCGATTTGGATCTGGTCTACATGACTTTCCCATGTCAGCATACATGGGTCTTGTACCACTGCCATGGGGAGTTGGTAAGTTTCTCCCATGGTCTCCAAATAAATCGTATCCTTTAACCAAGTTTCTTTATCTGTGCAAAGGAGGACTTCTGGTACTTCTTTATTTTTTTATACTGCTTTGCTATCTTAGCAACTTCTTCTTTGTTGATTCTAATTCTTGGTCTTTTGTTTTCTTCAGTCACGTTGCCTCCAATCATCTGATCTTTCTTGGTGAAACCAGTCCACTACTTCATCTGGACTACCGAAACCCCTACGATGGTTACTTGAATCGGGGTCTCCTATATTCAAGTTATTCAGAAAAGACTCGTCAGGATTTGTACTCATCCGACGAGCCTGTTTTAGCATACCTCTTGCGGAGGTGTTTACCTTCGCTAATTTCTGTGCCCATATCATGTCTTGCATACTAACCTCTGTACCAGAGGCGATGTCTTTACAGATTGCTTGCAATCTAAGACGATATTGGGTTGATAGCATTTGTTACAACGGTGAATCAGGTAGAGAGGGTATAGCATCTCCTGTAACATCTGGTACTGAGTCGCCTATAATTCCTCCTAGACCACTTGTAACCTGTTCCAAGATCTGTCCTTTCGCCTTCTCTATCAAGGCATCTTTATTTAGATAAAGGTACCCACCTGCCCCAACAATTGCTAGGACACTAACACCAGAAGCAATTGCTATTGCGTTGATAATTTTTTGCATAATGTTTTACATAATTGATCTGCACATTCATATATAGCACTATTATTTGCATCCTTTCCACGATACTTTGTGAAGTATTTCATGAGTATTGGCAAAGTTATTTGCCTAAGTTCTTGTTCCATTGATAAAGTGTTCAGCATCTACAACTGCCAAGGGTTTCTTACCGTTCTTCTTGATGAATACGATAGGTTCGTGGTCACCTGAGTTTGCACATGCTTGTTCATATGCATCCCAGACATTCAACTTCTCTTGGTTCTTACATTCTATACTGTATGGAAACTTTTGTCTAGCATCTCGTGCCATTATCAGGTCTTCACCACCTGCACCCATGCTCCTAGACTCTATGTCCTCTGGATGTATATTTCTACTCTCTATAAGTTTGTCTCTAACCCACTGTTGTAGTTTTCTACCTTTTGCTTTCGCACTCTGAGGTTTCATACTGTAATAACTCCCACGTATGCTTATAATCAAACACATAGTATGTAGCACCTAGTTTTTCTTCTCTAATTTTCGTTGCTAATATGTGATCATTACCACCAGGATCCATCTTATCTCCAAAGAATTTTATACCACCATCAAAGTCTCTGAGTATCTGACTCTTATCTCTACCATGTGGTGCTATGTCTAGTCCTGTCTCACCACCAACAGTAGCATAGAGATCAGGAAATCTATCGTTGAATCTTCTGGCAATCTCCTGTCTTTCATGCTCATCCTTATCCCATTGCTTATACACTTCTCTCTCCTCCCAGTTAGCACCTCTACCTAAGATACTAAAGTTGATACAACCTGGTCTTTCTTCTATGTGTGTACCAGTTCTTATCGTAAACTGGCTGTAATCTAATTCATCCTGTAAAAATTGTCTTACTTGGTCTGATGGTTTCCAATCATCTCTATAAACATTACGATCCTGTTCATAAACGTCACTACCAGAGCAGTTATATACTCTCTTTGCTCTATTGTATACATCAAGACCGACCTGATCTACTGTCTTTTGTCTGTCACTACCAGTAACAAGATAGACATCATGCTTACACTCAAACTTGAGGAAGTATACCATGAAATCTAATTCCATTTGCCTCCTAGAAGGAGTCAATGTACCATCAACATCAAAGATGTATTTCATAACAAAAATTTTTTCAAATTATATAGTCACCATATCCATGTGACCCACGAATACCTCACGCCACTCAAAATTGGTGTAACTTCATGAGGATATACAAAATTAGATGGGAACATTATTACATCACCAACCTTTGAGTCGATCTTCCTGTCACAGAGATGAAATTCACCACCCTCAAAATTATTATTCAACCATCCTATGATAGTAAGAATGGGAATTCCTTTTCGCTCACCGTCAAAAATAGAATTTACGTGATCAACATGCCTTTTGAAACGTTGTTCTTTAGTGTATCTAAGAAAACTAACTTCACTCCAAGATAAAGATGTCCATGGAATGAGCGAATTACGATTTCGTAATTCATATCTATAAAGTAATTTTTGAATGTATGGATCAATGATCTGAGCATTAGAAATAGTTCTACTCTCATAATGCATGTGATCATCTACATCTATTGAATTACCTCTGTGATCTTCGTAAGATGTTTTATCGAATAACTTGTGCGATAAACTCTCAACGATTTTATCGCATGTGTCTTTTGGTATAAAATGATTCAGATGGACAACATAATCAAAAAGTTGTTTCATTACAATTTGAAACCACTGAAAGAATCCTTCTTCATGTCTTGTTTAATACCTCCCACAACATAAGATTCTACTTCTGTCTCTTGTGGTGCTACCTGTAATCCTTTTGATGAAATCCAGTGCTCTGTCCATGGGAGAGGATTGTTTTTGATTGGTGCATCATAGATTGGATCTAAACCTATCGCTCTCATTCTCTTGTTTGCAATCCACTCTACGTATTTGACAAGTAACTTATCATTCAAACCAATCATTGTACCATCTTTGAATAGGTATTGTGCCCACTCTTTCTCTTCTTCCACTGCATTTCTAAACATCGCTATGACAGTATCCTTTTCTTCTTTCATCACCTCAAGCATCACGGGGTCGTCTCCTTTCTGCCATGCTTTGATCATCTGTTGTGTCAATACAGTGTGCTGATTCTCATCTCTTGAAATAAGTGAGATGATTTTTGCCGAACCTTCCATGAGTTTGAGTTCTCCAAATGCAAAACTGCAAGCAAAACTAACATAAAAACGAATACCTTCAAGGATATTGACATTTGATACAGCAAGATAAAGTTTACGTTTGAGTTCCTTCTCTTCGAGTTCAGCATTTACATGATCTCTCCACCCCTGTTTCCAATGATTACTTGTATCATACTCATGTGCTGCATTGATAAAGTCATCGTATGCTGCAGTCACTGACTTAGCACGAGATATTATCTTATCATCATCAAGTATAGTATCAAGAACCTCAGTCGGATTAGAGTAAACATTCTTGATAATATAAGTGTATGATCTACTGTGTATCATCTCCATAAACTGCCACACATTCATCGCAGCTTCTAGTTCTGGTAGTGCACAGTATGGTGCGAATGCCATACCAGGTCCTCTACCTTGTACAGAGTCAAGAAGTATTTGATACTTTAGATTGCTAGTAAATATATGCTTCTGCTCTGGTCTAAGAGTCTGATAGTCTGCACGATCTTTCTGTAAAGATACCTCTTCTGGCCTCCAGAAATACCCAAGCATTTGATTTGTAAGTTTATCAAAGACGGGATACTTATAGGTATCATACCTTTGTACCCCCAAAGGTGCACCAAAGAACATTGGTTGTTGTTTGGTATCGACGTGTTCCTTATTGAACACTGTCATTCCTTTTACGCTCATAGGTTTTTTAGATTCAGTTACTCTAAATTGCACAGGATTCACATTCCTCGGATTGGTTTTCGATTTGTGAGAATAAATCAACAACGTTGGATGGGGTTTCTTCTACCTCATCTGACTTCATGTCATGCGTATTTTGATAATAAGATGTCTTCCAACCATACTTATAGGTTGCCAAGAAGTCTTGTGCCATAACAGATACAGGCACCTCATTATCAGGATAATTTTCTGGATTGTAAGACCAGTTACCAGATATACCTTGATCAAAGAATTTTTGCATCACAGACACAACATTGATGTATCCACGATTGCTTTCCATTTCCCACAGTAAAGTATATTTATTTTTTAGAGAATTGTAACTAGGCACAATTTGCTTGAGAGGACCTTTCTTTGATTTCTTGATTGACAAGAACCCTCTTGGTGGTTCAATTCCGTTGGTTGCATTACATACAACTGAAGAAGATTCAGATGGCATCTGTGATGACAATGTGCTATGTCTTAGTCCATGCTCCTTGATTGACTCTCTCAAAGACTGCCAATCATGCTCCAAAGGTTGTGATGATATGTCATTTACATCTGCTTTGAAGGTGTCAATTGGAAGTATGCCTTGAGAGTACTTTGTTCTATCGAAGTATTCACACTTACCCTTCTCTTTTGCTATCTGATTTGATGATTTCAAGAGATAGTATTGGAATGATTCAGTGAGTCCGTGTACAGCATCCCACGCCTCCTGTGAGTCGTAGTTGAACCCTAACTTAGCAAGATAATGTGCGAGACCTATGTACCCTATTCCAAGGGATCTACGTGCCTTTGTAGAGATCTCTGCAGCAGAGACTGGATACTCTTGATAATCAATAAGTTCTTCCAATCCACGGACTGCTAAGTCACACAACTCTTCAAGTTCTTTATCTGATTGTATCTTACCTACATTGATAGCAGATAGTATGCACAATGCAATCTCACCACCCTTATCATCAATATGATTCAAAGGCACTGTAGGAAGTGTAATCTCCTGACAGAGGTTGCTCATGTTCACCTTATCTAAGAATGAACTATGAGTATTACAGTGGTCGATGTTCATGATATAGATACGACCTGTCTCTGCTCTCTCCTTGAGCAGGTTTAGAATGAGTTCTTGGGCAGCAATAGTCTTTCTCGGAATATCTGTTTGCCCCTCGAATAATTTGTAGAGTCCGTCGAAGGATTCAGTACCAAAAGCGTCGTAAAGACCAGGAACATCGTGAGGAGAGAACAAACTAATGTTCTCATTAGCAATAAATCTTTCATAAAATAATTTACTAATTTGGATTGAATAATCTAATTTCCTGACTCGGTTGTCTTCGGTGCCTTTGTTGTTTTTGAGGACGATGATGTCTTCGATTTCCTGATGCCAGATAGGAAAGTGGACAGTAGCTGATCCTCCTCTAATACCGTTTTGCGTACAGCATCTGACAGTTGATTCAAATTTTTTAAGGAAGGGGATAACACCTGTGTGCTGAACTTCTCCACCCCTG